CACAGCTCAATACCGGCGTGCAGAGCATGACCAACCCGGTGCCCGGTGGCATCGTGCAGCTCAACAACGACCCGAACTACGCGATGATGGGGCCGACGGTAGCGGTCGACACCGTGATGTTCCACGAGCTGTGGGTCAAGGGCGAGGACGATTACGTCACGGTGCAGCTGGTCGAGCCGGACATCCTGATCGCGCCGCTGTTCAAGAAGTCGAACCTTCTCGGTGTCAAGCGCCGCCAGCCGTTCGACATGATCCAGCCGAACGAAGTGACCAACTGGATATGGGGGCGCAGCGAGCTGGTCGATCTGATCGAGCCGCAGGCGCTGCTCTCGGTATGGGCCGACGATCTCAAGCGGATGTATGGCCTTCAGGTCGACAAGATTATCGCGTTCTCCGGAGATGGCACGATCACTGACGAGCGTTATGGACAATTCCGCGCTGCCGGCTACATGGACCTTCCACAAGGCGCTACGGTTACCGATCTCACGCCGAAGATCCCGCCAGAGGCGCTACCGCTGCTGCGCTTCTGCCTCGAGATCATCAATATGATCGGGGGCTTTCCTCCGATCATGCAGGGGCAAGGCGATCAGGGCATCCGCGCGGGTAACCAGCTTGACACCATGTTGAAGACGGCTTCGCCGACCCAACGCGATCGCGCGCTGCTGGTTGAGCGGCAACTGGCGGCGGCGGCGGGCAAGTCGTTCGAGTTGCGTCGCGCGAAAGACCCGAAGTTCTACTGGACCGACGGCTCGACGCCGGACAAGGCCGAGGAGACGAAGTTTCTGCTGAGCGAGATTCCCGACGATTATCGAGTGACGGTGGATAGCCACTCGTCGAGCCCGATATTCTCGCAGGAGTCGCAGCAACTGATCTTCCAGGCCCGTAAGATCGGCGATGTCGATGCCGAGTACATGATCAGCAACCTGCCGTTCCCGAATCAGGAGGTGGCGATCGCCGCGGCGCGCAGGCGCGCGGCCGACAATTCGGCGCGCCAAGCCGAGCTGCTCAAATTCGCGCAGCAGATGCCGATGGAAGTGCAGGGCAAGATTCTCGAACGCCAGTTCGGGAAGAAATAGCCTACACCATGCCTCGTCCGTTCAGCATCATGCCCGGCCCGAGCACCGCCGGTCCCATCTGCTGCTGACGAAGGCTCGCTGAGATGATCGGATCGGTCATCGCCAGCTTCTGCGCCTTCGCTTGAGAGCGCGCCTGATGAAGCCCGCGCTCGATCGCTGCTTCTTGCGAGAGAGCCATGTCTTCGAGCAGAAGACCGCGTACTTCAGTGCCAAGGAAAAAGATCTGTTGGCCGAAATCATCGGTGGTAGCTAGAGCACCATTTGCTTGTATGAGCAGCGCAAAACACGCCTTTGCGCGTTCCTCTTCTTTGTAAAGCAGTACTACGTTTGCCGAGGCCGGCCCGAACCAGATGGTGAGGCTATGCATTGCGTTTTCCTTTGCGGGGTTTGGTCGGGGTTTCCAACCATAAATAAAAAGTTCTGGCCGGGATCAGGATGCGATCGCCGAGCCGTTTGATTGGTGGAGCGTCCTTGGTGCGAAGCAGGCGATAGAAGAAATCGACGCCGACGCGCGCCTTCGCCGCGGCTTCCTTCACAGTCAATGCAACCGGCTCATTTGCCATCGGTAAGGGGTACCAAAAAACAGGTACCAATACAAGCCATCACCGGCTGAATAAACTGGATTGTGCATCTGTTCGCTACCGCCGAGTTTATGGGCGCAATCTTACGGCTAGGGCTTATCAGTGGCATTTGGCGCAAAACCGACGACACCCGGCATGACAGGCGGAGCCAAACCTCCCGCCCCCGGCGCGTCCGCCGCGCCAGCCACGCCCGGCAAGGAGCCGTTCGGCGGATCGTCCGCCACGCAGGCCACGCCGAACGCCGGGTACGAAGCCGCCGCTCTCCAGCGCGTCGGTGTCATCGTTAAGCAGGTTCAGGATTTGATGGGGCTCGTCGGCGCGACCTCCGAGACCGGCCAGAGCTTGCTCAAGGCTCTCAACATTCTCGTCAAGATGGTCCCGGCCGGGACCGTGACGCCCGCCGCCGAGAAGAACATGCTCGAGCAGGCGCAGATGCGCAACACGCAGAACATGGCGACCTCGCAGCAGCTCAAGCAGCAGCGCATGACGCCGCCCGCCGGAGCCGGCGCACCCGGAGCGGGAGCCGCGGCATGACGAGCCACTGCAATATTTTCTACGACAAGACCACGATGCCCTCCGGTGAGATGACCGAACTCGACACGCCCGTTCACGTGCATCAGGTGCCGCGAGCTGGCAGCAAGTCGGGCGCGCAGTCCAACATGCCGCTGACCGTGCCGATGAGCGTCGACAATATCTCGCGCCCCCGGCGCGGCCACGACTACTGAAGGAGAGAACGATGTCGAGCGTGAACATCTTCCAGAACAACACCAAGACGCTTCCGAAATCGGATGACCAGATCATCCGCGTCGACATGGAGCAGATCGATATCGGCGGCCGCAAGTCGCACCTGCCGAGCCAGGACAAGTCCGGTTCGCTCACGATTAGCCACGTGCCGAATGCCGGCTCCGGCGGGAGCAAGTAAGCCATGGCCAAGGTCGAGATCGACGAAGCCGAATTCCTGCGCCTCTCGAAGCTGAACAACTTCGTGCATGCCGGCTTGCAGAATCCGGAGGCTGCCAAGCTCATCGAGCGGGCGGCCAAGATGGTCGACCCGAACATCAAGACGCCGCGCCTCGATCAGGAAGCTGCGATCCAGACTCCGATGCAGAAGATGCAGGAGGATATGGCCGCGCTCCGCAAGAAGATCGATGACGACGCCGCCGCCGCCGCGCAGAACCAGACTCTCGCCGCGCTCTCGCGCCAGCGGGATGAAGGCATGAGCGCCTTGCGGCGCCAGGGCTGGACGGACGACGGCATCAAGGCCGTCGAGAAGCTGATGGACGAGAAGGGCATTCTCGACCCGCTCGACGCCGCCGCCATCCACGAGAAGCATCACCCGCCCGCCAACGTCGCGATGCCCGGCTCGACCGGCGGCTGGAATTTCATAGAATCGGTCGCTGACGACAGCGACGCGGATCTGAAGAAGCTGATCGAGACCAAGGGCGAGGATTCCATGGTCGTCGATCATATCGCGCGCAAGGCGCTCACCGAGATTCGTTCACAGGGTCGTCGGTAAGCGACGAACGTAAGGCAGGAGATTTACTATGCCGCTTCCCGGTATTGGCGTCGCGCCCGCAGCAGGATCGTTGTATTCCGAACTTAGTTCCGTGACGCGCCGCGCGTTCGTCCCGCGGCTGTTCGTCCAGATTTATTTCGGCTCACCGACTTTGTTCTACATGACGGGCAATGCCCAGCGTGCAGCCGGCGGCTTGAACCAGGTCACGGTGCCCATGCAGGGCAACAGCATGGTGCAAGGCCAGTTCACTGGGTATGGCGGTGGTTTCAATTCGCCCGTCATCACCCCCGGCGTACAGAACGGCCAGTTCAATCTGGCATACTGGGTCGTGCCGGTCCCGCTGCCGTTCGGCGAGACCGTGATCCAGGCGACCGATCGCGAGATCAGTCTGCTCAAGACCCGCATGAACGACGTCTACGCCGTGACCCGCCAGAATATGGCGCGGCTGATGTTCACCAACAACGGATCGAACGCGCAGTATCCGGACTCGTTCCAGAACGCCTTCGACAACGGCACGAACTTCTCGACCTACGGCGGCATCAACCGCAACGTAGCTGGCAACTCGGCCTTTAAGGGCCAGTACATCAATCTCGGCTCCGGCACCTTCTCGCAGAGTTCGGTCGGCTTCACTCGCGCTTCGATGTCGAAGCTGCTGGCCTACGTCACCGACCAGGCCGGCGGCGAGTCGCCCACCTTCGTCGTGATGAATCCCGGCGACTACGCCACGCTCAACGCTGACTTCATCGGCAATGAGCAGCAGTTCGTCAACGTCGGTGGCTCCTACGACATGAACACGTCGGTTCGGTCGTCTTTCCCGAACCTCAACGTGTCCGGTGTGCCGATCTTCGCCGATCACTTCTGCCCGGTGGGCAACGTGTTCGGCGTCAACACGAAGTACACCGCGATGTATTTGTCCGAGGATGCCGCGTTCGACTTCTCGGGTTTCTATTCACTCGTGCCGCTGGGCCAGATCGGGCAGCAAGGCGTGGTGGTCGTCGGCTACGACATCCTCACCGCTAAGTCCTCGTCGGGGTTCTGGGGATTTAACTTGAGCGGGGCCGCGTTCTAGTTGTGATAAGATCAACCTACACGCAGTAAAAACATCTTCGTCGGTACCGTTGTTTTTGAATGCGTTTATGGCGAAAAGGACAAAGCGAGAGTTATCGGGAAGATACCCGAGTTCGGGTTTAATCTTGTCGATGCTTGGAGAGTAGAAGCCGGATACGTTTCTTTTAAGGTCGAATGGAATGCCGCTTAGTTCGCACCGCCCAGTCCACCGAGCAGCCGCCCACTCAGGCGTGAGTTCGAATGGAATGCCGCGCTTCAACGCATCTCTGTATCTGCTGCGTAAAATGTGCTTCCATGGAGTTAAAATTCGTGTTTGGTAGTGAAGCGCTACTCCTCGTTCTCGAAGATGGTCGCGATGCTTTTCGCGCCAAGCCGCACCTTGCAACGCGATATCCTTCGCGTGCAAAGCAGCGCGGCGGTGTTCGATGGCTTTTTGCGCTTCTGGATTTCTGGCTCGCCACGCTCGCATACGTTCTGCTTGCCGTTCTGGCGTGGCTTTTTTCCTGGCATTATGCAGTTCGCGGTCTGGACGTTCCAGCCAGACTTGTCTATCGTTGTGCCACTTCATGGCGTGTTGCTGGCAACAGAATTTCTTCCGGCCTTTCGGTAGTTCGGCGGAGCATATCAGACAGTTTCCCATGTGAGAGACTGTACCCCCAAAATAACTCGCT